GTTTGCCAAGCCATTTTTGATATAGTCGTAACAGTCAATGGATTCGCGCAGCCCGTTCAGCTCGGATTCGTGCAAATCGTTCGCACAAAGTGGGACAATCGGAAACGACGGATAATTAGAATAAGCAACCTCGCAAATGAGATTGTCAGCCGTGCTTGTCGCGGTTTTGATATATCCGCGCTTCGCGTCGACCTGCTCCATATCAGAGCCGTGCTTGTGGATATAGGTCGCGTATCCGTCCTCTTCGTACAACGTCGCATGGAGAACATTCTGACCGTCCGCGCCGCTGTACCAGTATCGCACTCCGGCACGGAGCAGGGAAGTGTCCTCGTCATAAAGCGGAGCGAAGCCCGGGCAAGACGGAGTATCCGCAAAACCGAATACCTCAACATGGTCAAAGTTAAAAAAGCAGAACGACACACCATCAATCATAGCCTTTTTTGCAGCGGTCTGTATTTGATAATCAAAGTCACGTCCGAGCTTGTCTTTCGTGTCGCTTTTTGCAAAAGTGATACCGTTCGATAACACATACTGCGTCTGCTGTATTACCATCGAGCGGAAGAAAGCAGTTTTTGTTTTGTAATTAGCCGAATAGATATCCGTTACCTTTTTGCCGGACATCGTATAGAGGAATTTTTGAAACTGCGTAATTGTAACGTTGCGTTTAGCGTAGTACTCGTTAGCAACAGCCGCGTCGCGGTATTTTTTACTGCTCCTATGGTCGTTGATAACGCTCTCAATAAACTGCATACGGACCTTTTCATCAAGCCCAACAGCGATTAAATCTTGATAAGTTTTGATAATGCTCACCTACCTATATAGTATCGGCTTATAGTTTCCCTTGCCAATTCTGTGACGTAATACCGTCGACGCAAAATAGCGTATTTCGTCCATTGCGTGGTCGTTTTCTTTTATTACGGTGTCTGCGTCCGTCGCTTTGTCATCCCACGAGTATAAACCGAATTCGTTTATAGCGTCCTTGCAGCACCGATGTATTTTAATATTGCCGCCCATGAGATAATCCGCTACACGATGTATTCCGTTAAGCACATCGTTGTCAGCCTTACGCGTTTTAAATCCTTTCCGTTGCAATGCCGTAATAAACGACGCGGCGGAAGGGTCTATAATAACCTCTTTGATGTCGTAACCTTTCGCAAGCTCAATCACGTTGTTGCAATAGTCCTCGTCTGTTCGTTGCGCTCGTGCGGCGCGTCCATTGTAATAGTATTCCTTTATTCGCACCGCCTTGTCACCGTTAATGCACCAAAGTCCAGCAGAAAACGGGTTCATTGTGCCGTAGTCGATAGAGATATAATATTCACCGCTTTCCGGCATATCGTCGACTATACACGATTCGTTAAAGCACTGGTATACAAGACCTTCGGCAATACAACGTTCGCCGAGAATATCGCGCCGATACCATATAGAGCCTTTGTCATACTGCGCTTCTATTTCCGCGAGACGCTGCGGAGTAATAGTAGCGTTGTCGCGGATTGTAAAATGGCAGTAATTGTATCGGTCACCAAATTGAGAGGGAAAACGGTCGATAAAGTCCGTATAAATCCAATGCGCAGGCGAGGACGGGTTTAAATCCCAAAATACACGACGGAGACGCGACGCGAGCTGACGGTTAAACGCTTCTTTTATCGTGTCTTCATGGTGCAAGTTTATTTCCGTAGCAATCCACATACCATAGGAGTTACCACGGATTTTTTTGAAACTGTCAGCCTTGCCACCTCCGGCAAAGATAACCACATAATCCCGCCCGTGAGAGGTGATTATTAAAGCTTCGTTACCCTTGTACTTCGTCCAGCGACACCGCCCACGGAATATATTCTCCAAGCCGTACCCATTCGCCGCGCCGATGTTGAGCTTAGCATTCGCGGCGGTTGAGCCAGTAGCAAGATGTATTCTATCCGGCGTTCCTTTTTGAATAAGAGCAGCAAAAGCGGCAATATTGTCTATGGTTTTACCGGCACGCACCGCGCCCTCCGCTACGGAGATGGTGGAGCGAATAGCAGAATTAATATATTCCTTATGCTTCTCGCCGAATACCGGAAACACACTGCGCGATATCATTCTATTCCCGCCTCGTGCAGATAAGCGTCCGTGTCCTCAGTATCAACGGAATCCTCCGGCTTTTCCTTTTGCCCGAGATACTGCTTGCCAAGCCAAATAGCCATAGGCACACTACGCTCCGCGTGTTGCCATTGTAAACGCCGGAGCGATACTTTCCCCCTGCTCCTTTTTTTGGCGAAAACTACGGAAAAAGTTTCTCCATATGTTTTGCGACACCACGTATTGAGCGTTTTGTCGGTAACATCAAACCAATCACATATTTCTTCACATGTGCACTGCATTTTGCAAAGCTTCTCAAATTCGATTTGGTTTATTTCTTTCGGCGGTCTTCCCGTTCTCGCCACAGCAGTCTCCTTTCTGCATTTTTCGCCTTATAAACCGCTCCATATCTCTTTTGAGCTTTGGCGATTTTGTTTTTGCGATTATTTCTCTCGCTTCTTGTATTGTCATAATCTCACCGCCTTTTCGCCAGTGAGATTTTCCCATCTCTTTACTATTACATCCACATATTTAGGGTCGTATTCCATTACATAAGCCGTTCTGCCGTTTTGCTCGCAAGCGATAACCGTTGTTCCGCTTCCGCCAAATAAATCAAGTACAATGTCTCCACCCTTCGTGTTGTTCCTTATCTGATAATCAAAAAGCGCGACAGGTTTCATTGTGGGATGTTCACGATTTGCATTCGGCTTGTCAAACTCTAAGACGGTCGTTTGTTTTCGGTCAGCCGCCCAAAGATGCCCCGCGCCGTCCTTCCATCCATACAGACACGGCTCGTGTTTCCACTGGTAATCTTGCCGTCCAAGCACCATAGTATTCTTAACCCATATCAGCACCTGCCGCACCTCCCAGCCAACCATCTGGCACGCCATTCTAAAAACATATGCTTTTGAATCGGCGTGCCAGATATAAAATACCGCGCCCTGCTTCATCACACCGTCTGCCGCCGCAAAGGCATTTTGAAGGAATAGGGCAAATTCATCATCCGTTTTCGCGTCATTTTCGATTTTCAGCGCGTCTTTCGTTTTGCCCACGTAATCAACACCATAAGGCGGGTCTGTGAGCAACATGTCAATCTTTGCCCCACCCGCCAGTTTTTGGACATCTTCTGTTTTGGTGCTGTCACCGCACATTAAACGGTGTCTGCCAAGCTGCCATATATCTCCGCGCTGTGATATAGGCTCGTTTTCTTCATCTGCCGCCGGAACTTCGTCTTCGGTCACTTCCTGCGTCTCTTCCGGCAAATCCCAATCAAAATCAAACGCCGACAAATCCAGCTCCGAAAGCTCGTCCGCAAGTAAATCCATATCCCAGTCTGATTCGTTAGATTTGTTGTCCACAAGACGTAACGCATTGACTTGCTCCGGCGTTAAATCATCCACGCATACGCAAGGCACAGTCTCCATGCCGAGCTTCTTAGCGGCAAGTGCGCGGCAGTGACCGATAACAATAACACTGTCCTTGTCAATTACAAGCGGCTGCACAAATCCATATTGTTTGATAGATTCCGCAACATTCGCAATTTGCGTTTTATCGTGCTTTTTCGCGTTTTTGGAGTAAGGCACGAGCTCACTCACTTTTCTTTGTATAATATTCATTTTCCCTCCGATGTGTTTTTTGAATGCCACCTCGCGGAATCGAACCGCGTCGTTCTCCACACTACGAGGGAGGTGTCTACCATGCACCAAGGCGGCATAAGCTCAACCAGAATTACACTGGCGCAGCGTACCGAGTACACCGAGCTGCTATTTACGAGCCGCAGCTTTTTTGAAAGGAGGAAAACACAGAGTACAGACCATGTACCCATAATCATAATATCACGGTTTTTAAAGTAAATCTACTTCTTTTACGATTACTTTTATATAATTTTCGCCGTGGAAGTACATAGATATCCCCTTTACATAGTTTTTGTTGTCGTCTACGATTAAAATACCCTTTAACCCGTCCTCAATCATCTTTAATTCGGACGCATGATTGGAGCAGTCTAAATTGTCGTTAAAGTAAGCAATGATTTCCACAGGCTTGTCGAAAACCTGCGGGTGTTTGTGAGAGCGGTAAACCGCCTCCCGTGTCAGCAAGTGCCAGTATTCCGCGTCCTTTTTGCGCACCGCCCAATGCTTTCCCGCGTAGTATGCGTTCAGTCCGTAGCGTCTGTTCCATGCGGTCTTTCCGGCTTTGGATTTCGGATAATCAATACGAAATTCAAACGTTCTCAATACGGCAGTTCCTCGTCGTCAGGCAACGTGCTAAAATCCGGTATGGTCATATTGGTCTGGTAAGCCTCCGGCACATAAGGAGTGCTTGCAGGAGGTGTATATGACTGCGTCCTTGGAGCTTGCGCCGCCTGTGGCATTTCTGATTTTGCATCCACAAAAAACGCTTCGCGCGCCACAATTTCCGTTGCATATCGTTTTTGTCCCTGCTGGTCTACCCAAGACCTGTTGTGCAACTCACCGACTACGCAGATAGAGCTTGCTTTCCTGAAATAGCGCGTGATGAATTCAGCCGTCTGCCGCCAAGCTGTTACGTTGAAGAAGTCCGCCTGTGCTTCCTCGCCTTCTTTGACGCGTTTGTTGACGGCAATAGAAAACGTGGTTACAGAAATACCGCTCGGAGTGGTTTTTAGTTCGGGGTCTGCCGTCAACCGTCCACCGAGTATAATCTTGTTAAAATTAAAGTTTGCCATATAAAACCTCGCTGTTTGTTATTTAATCGCAATTAATATCCCAAGAATCGCCCAAAGAATCATTATGATAGAGTGATGTTCTTTGTCGTGCCGCCATTCGTCGTTTTGCTCTGTTTTGTACCACTGCGGAATTACAAGCGTAAGCCGTACAGTGTGTGCCGCAATCAGCAAAGCATTAACCAAAACTCCAACTATTTGTGTATCTCGCATTTGTCAGTCTCCAATCTCTATATCTACGCCGCCTATCATCTTTGGATAATTGGAACGAAAATTCCGAACTCGTTCTTGAAAGCGTGAAACTCGCCGCAGTCCTGACAAGTGAAGTTATCGCGGTATAGAATCCGCAAAGAATATGCGTCTCTGCCACGATTCCACACTGTCATTCGTTCAAATTCATCTCGGCATTCATCACAGCAAAATGATTTCCTGCGCTTGTTTGTGATCGGATTCCCACACCATTTGCATAAGCCTGATTTGATATATTCGGGTGTTGGATAATATATCTCGTTCCCGTATGCTTTTGCGGCTTCATATAATGGCGGGAATGGTCGGCGAGTCCTGTTTTGCTCCCAGTAGCGTTTGTAATTCATCTCAGATACCTCTCGACAACGTGTGGGCAAGTGGCGATTTCGCAATATCTTGTCTGCGGTATCTCACATCTCCCACCATCCCTTACACACAAAGTCCGCATCCATTTCCTCGTCATAATCAATTACACTGTCATATGCGCTCTCATCCCACGAATATTTGCTGTATTCCGCGTTGACAGTGCCGTCCTCGTACATACCTATTGTAATGTGATAAAACTTTTTGTCGCCCACATCATTTACTGTGTGCAAGAGCACTCTTTCTTCTACTTCGGGCATTTTGTCTTTTACGCTAATCCAATCAGTCATTCTCTTCCTCCTTGTACACATACTCGACCGCCGCAAGAAGCTGCTTTACATCTTCGTAGGATTCGGTGACGGTTATTTCCTCGTTTTCGGGTGTTGCCAAGCATATAACCGCTGTTCCAAAGTTCTCGACAGACGCGATATGGTTTACGTTTATGAGTAATTTCGGGTGGCTTTCTCTTGAGTAATCGTGCAGTTCGATAAAGTTATTCATCCTTGTCTGCTCCTTTCTGCTTCTATACCTTGTTCCATTCCGCAAGCGTAACCGCCGTTGTATGCGTTACGCACGTCTTCTTCGGTGTAAGCTATTCCCGCCTCGTAAAGCAATCGCGAATACTTTAACGCGGTACACTCCATCATGCGCATATACGTTTTCGGTCTGTCCGGACAGCTTGCGCAATGCAATTCACAGCATTCCTCCCATGCTTTAGTCATGATATCCATCATCATTTCTTGTAAGTGTGGAATTTTTATATCTTTAAGGTCTTCGTAATCTCTCATCGGCATTTTATTCGTCCTCCTGTAATTTTTTGCTTCCTGCCGTCCTGCCCTTGTGCTTCTTCGCGACGTATTGTTTGAGGTAACGTCGTGCGTCAGGGCAGTTCGCGCAGTTCTTTTGATTTTTGCAGTACCAACACCCATCCTGCGCGTTACACCACCACCTCGGCATTGACGGACGCGCTTTTCTGTAGTTCCTCATTCCACTATCGGGAGAAAGCAGCCGAGCCGTTTCATTTTTTCGAGGGTGTATCCGACAACTGTAAATCCTAAATCGTGTTTGCATTTGCCGTCAACAAATTCATATATTTTGCCTTTTGTATAAACGCTCTCGTTGTCGCATATCCACACAGCCTTGCCAGTGTACGGCTTGTTTGCTTCGTTCTTTTTCTCGTCCTCGCCGAAAATCTTCTTCACAACAGCTTCAACGGCGGCTTTCTCGCTGTATTCGTCTTTGCTGTATCGCGTCACGGTTGCTTCTTTCGCTACGTCCTTGCCGTGTATCAGCTTTGCCGTGGTGGTGTCGCCGGATGATGTGATAATCAACTTAAATTCACGGGTTGGTTTCTCTTCGTCGAGCTTTAAACACTCGCCCCACAAATTTTGTCCGTACCCCCAAGGGACAAGTCCGTTGCAAGTATGGTAACGTAAATTTTTTCTATCCATTCGCACGGCATAATTTGAGTCATCGCCAACGCGAAAATCTTCTCTCAACACCGTACCTTTATCACCAATGCTGGCTGCGGTGTAATATTTTGTGCTTATTACCTCAACCTTATCCCCAACTTTAAACTTTGCCATATTATCTTCCTTTCTGCCGGATTCCGTCCGGCGCGGTATTTTTGCTTTTCCGTTTCGGGTCCTGTCGTAGCGATTCGGTGCCATTCCGTTGCCGTTCGCTGCGCCGCTTTTCTTTTCCGTTTCCATGCTTCTCCGTGCTCAGCTTTTCCGTTGCTGTGCCTTTCGCCGCCTGTCCATTCGATTCCTTTTCGGCGCGGTGCGTTTCTTCTCAATTCGTTTCCGTTGCTAATCGTGTCGTAGCTTATCTGTTCCGTTGCTCTGCTTTGCCTCGCTCTTCTCTTCCGTTGCTTTTCTGCGATATTAGCTGCGATTCCATTACATGTCGAGTCTATTCGATTCCGCTTCCATTCTCGTCCCTTCGCCGCACTTCCGCTTCGTTCCATTTCCGACCTTTTCCTGTCTGTGCTATTCCGTTTCGGTTTACTTTATTTCCTGCCACGTGTAGCGTCCCTTGCCGGAGCTTCGCCACTGTCCCATTCCCGCAAGTCTGCCGTAATCGAGCCATTCGCGGACTGCCGGCTCCAGTTTTTCGTCGAGCAAAAGCACCGTAAATTCCAGCGTCGTTCCGGCAGGCACCGTTTCCGACGCAGTAAGCGCAACCCTTTCGCCCTGTGCCGTTGACGCTCTGAGCGGTCTCTCACAAACTCCCGTTTCGCCATCAAATCCGAGCGGCATAAACCGTTCTTCGATAAATATAAGTTTGTCGATAATTTTCTTGTATGCTTTCAGTTTTGCGCTCTCGGTGGTTTTTACTCTCGCCAGACCACCGCAGGAATCTTTGAACATGCCCTTTATCTGATAATCCCAAAATCCAACCTTGCCGTCCTGCCGAGGAAATACCGTCATTTTGCCATCAGCCGTTTCGTCAACGCCGACGGCTTCAATCTCATCAGCTACAGTCGGAGCGTCGGGAGCCTTGCTCGCGATATAATCACGGTAAACCTCCTTGCTCGCAGGGGAAAGTCCGAGGACTTCCTCGGTAAATGTAAGTTTGACTTTGAGTGCCTTTTCGATAAATTCCATTTTGTTTTTCTCCTTTATATGTTTTTACTTATCAATCACGATGTTTCCATACGATTTAGTTAATGCGGTTTCAAAAAATCCGTCGGTTTCGAAAGAGGAATCCGTTGCAGGATGTTTCTCCGCGTCTTCTTTTGCCCATGCCATTAATACAGCATAATGATTATCGTATTTTTTCCCCGTTTGTTTGAGATACGTGCTAAGACGATTTATTTTGCTTTCCCAGTCCTGCGGATAAGCCTTTTGCAGTTCCGAGAGTTCTAATAAAGTTAAAATGATGTTTTTGTACTCTCCGTACATTTGAGAGGGTGCGTTTTGTGCATCTTGCTTATCCGATACCCTATCTATAGGGTATCTATACCCTATGCATACATCTGTTACCTGCTCCCTGTTACCTGTATCCTGTTTCCTGTTATCTGTTATAGGACTTTGGATTTCAAATTTTTTCGCAAGAGCGTCCCAGAGAAATGTTTTAAACCTTTCACACTTCACACGAGGTATCGCCTTTTCGATTGCTACCTTTGCTTTCGGAGAGCGTGTCCAGTTATACTTGCTCCAATTCTTGACGAGGATTTCCTTATCACGTTCAGAGTATTCGAGTATTGCATATCGTTCCGCAAATCGAGATATCAAGCTATAAATCGTATCGCGAGTATATCCCGTTTCGTCTGAGATTTGCTTAATGCTGATTTCGTAGCACCCTAATAATGTTGTGTGCGGATTGGTCAGCAGATATAGCATAAAATACTTGTCTTCCGGCGTAAACATATCAACGACTTTTGTATCTGTCCAAAAGCTCGGCGATACCGTCCGATATATAGCCATAACGACTACCTCACTTAATTTGTATGGAGCGGTTCGGCACAAGTTCGCAGCCATCTATCACCTCTCCGGCTTTGAGAGCCGCCGCAATAGCGGTTTTGTCCGGCTCTTCCGTTACCTTTCTGCGTATGTAAGCCTCCGGCAACTTTGCGTTTTCTGCGATTGCAACCGTCTTAGAGTTTCTAAAGGATATCGCGACACGTTCAGTTGAGTATTTCTGCCCGTCCAAAAACTCCGTAAGATACCGTTTCAGCGATTCCGCCTTGTTTTTTGCGGCTTTCTCACGCTCTGCAAAAGCGTCTTTTTCACGTTTGTAAGCCTCCATATCCGCCGTAAGGTTCTTTATCCAGAGCGCGATGTTCTCAATTTTTGTGTCGCGCTCCATTGCAAGCGTGCTAAGCTTTTCAACGTCTATAATTTCGCCCGTCTCCGCGTCTATGCAAGCGAGCATTTCCTGAGAAATTTCGTATAAATTAGCCATTTTTTGTTCTCCTTATCAGTCATTAGCGTAAGCCGCATAAGTCGCGCTTTCTTCCGCCGCCATTTGTTTTATAAGGTTCTCCCTATACGCGTTTCCGCACGGTGTGCAGCGAGCCTTTCCGTCCGCGTTTTTGCTTGCAGCAAGCTCATATACCTGTTGAGCAGTCCAGTGTTCGCCATTCGCACGTTCCCACGGTTCAAAAGGTTTTCCGCAGTCACAGCATACATATTTCTGTGCGCTGTCCTCGCTTTCTGTGGCGGGAGTTAAGTCCGTGTATGCAGGATTTATCACATTTCCGCTATCGCCGCCCTGCACGTTTGTGGACGTTTCTGCGGGTGCTGCGGCAGATATATCCGGCATTTCGTCCGCAATAAACATTTGACTAAACTGCGAGGGGAAAGCGGCTCGGAGTGTTCTAACTACCGCCACCTTCTCGCACATGGTCGCGGGTTGCTTCGCCCAGTTGGAGTTCAGCTCCCCCGTTTTCTTCCGCTGTTCAACCTCGGCGAGAGCGACCGACATATAATCAGGGTGATTGCGCCCCTTACGGTATACCCTGCACCATGCGCCGAGCAGCTCTTCTGACTTCGGATTGTAGAAGCACCCTTCGCGCTCTATCGTGCTTCCCGTGCGCTTATCTGCGATAATTACACCGCTCGCCTTGCCATCGTAATCCGGGAAGCTGTCAGCCCTCTGTACATATACGTCCTTGGATACAAGTATCTGCGCGGGTTGAGTTCCGTATTTAATGCAGTACGCTTCTTTCAAAAACGGATTCAGCTGGCGAGTCTTGCACAGCTCTACGAAGAGTTTGTATTCCCCCTCCGTAACCGTTCCGTTGTCTCCCGTGATAAATCTCTTGACTATGTCCGGAGTAAGCTCAACTTTGCCGCCGTGCGTGTCGGTAAATTCAACTAATTCTGTGTTTTTAGGTGTAATTGCTGCGTTCATTTTGTTTCTCCCTTTTCTTTTAATTCTTTTTTTCTTCTTTCGAAGCATATTTCGCTGCCTCTGCAAGTCGGTTCTGTGCATGTCAGGCATATAGCCGCCGCTTCGGCTGATTCAATTGGTTTGTAGCGGTTCTTTCGTATCTTCTTTTCGGATATCGGAGCGCACGATTCAGCGTGTATATTTCCCGTTATGATGCGGTATATCGTGTCATCAAGGTCACTCCATCTGCTTTCTCCGTCTTTTGGCATATCAACCTCCTGTTGAGCTGAGTATCTGTGCTTTCATGTCGTTGTATAATTCACTCACGCTTGTGTGGAGCGCGTTTGCAATGATTTTCTTTTCATACTCCGTGTATTTCCACGGTTCTTTTTTTCGCCGCCGGAGCGTTTCCCGCGATGTCCCTATAGCCGTTGCAAGTTCCTCATCCGTCACTCCGTAAACTCGGCAAAGCAACGCGATGTTGTCCCGGACCACAAAGGCTTCGGGAAATAATTCCTCGGCTTTCGGTTTCTTTTTACCTTTGTTTGTTGTCATAAAATGCCTTCCCGCTTAAAGCGTATGTAGATGTTCTGCCGTCCGTAAGGTGTTATCCGCGTCTGTATCGTGCAATGTGGGTCTTCCGGCGAGCCGTAGTAAACCTCGCGTACCTCAAACCATCCTGCCACCATATACTGTGAGTACGGCACGATTTTCTTATCGACCGCTCTATAACAGTATTTCTTGCCGAGTACGGTTTCGATAAATTTCTTCTCGCTAATCCCCAGCATTTTTGCCGTATCACGGAAGTTCGTACTGCCGGAAGCACCAGCCACCGCGTCATAATAAGCGGCTTTTGCCGTAAGTTCGGCGTTCTTTTGTTTCTCCGTCTTGAGCTGTAGCGCAAGATTGATAATCACATCGGGATTCAAAAGCGCGTCCTCGATTTTCTGCGGAGTAAGGTACGCGCCATGCTTGCGGATAGAGGGAATAACCTCATGAGTTACCCAGCGTTTAAACGCTTTCGCTTCCGGCTTCCTGCTGCGAAGAATAATTGAGTACAGTCCTGCTTCGCTAATACAATTCGTTTTCTGTTTCCTACCGTGGGGGTCTATAATATCTACCCCCGATTTTTCGTCATCGTCCAAAGTACGAATTGCGTCTTTTGAATTGCTTACCTCAAGAACTCGCATAACATCGTTTGCAACAAACCACGGTTCACCGTCAATTTGTATTGTGCGGATTTCTCCAAAATCCTTATGAGTAAATACCTCAACTTCATTTCCGCCCTGCTTGTCCTGCACGGTTTCTTCGTTTGTCTCAACCTCCGCCGTAGCGGTTTCCTCCTTGGCGTAAGCGTCAAGTTCTTCGACGGTCATACCAAAGTAATCCGCAAGCTTGATTTTTGTCTCCAACATCGGAGTGCCGTTCTTCCAGCGGTGATAAGCGTACTTGGATAAGCCGCTGCCGCGCAGTGCCTCGCTCGCCGTTTTGCCGTGCATTTCGCACAGCTTCATAAATGCATCATAAAACACACTGTCATCCCCTTTCGTAAACGTATTTGTTTATATTTTAAACGTCTGTGTTTATGCCTTTGTATTTTCCTTGTCGCCGTAGATAAGATAATCTATGGTGACATTAAGCTTTTCCGCAATTCCGCACAGCGTTGCAAGCGGCGGAATTTTGTATCCCGCTTCAAGCACCGTGATAAACTCACGAGATACCCCGGCGGCTTCCGCAAGCTCACGCTGCGTGATTCCTGCTTCTTTACGGAGCGCAAATATACGCTTTCCGATTGCCTTAAAATCCATTTTTGTTCCTTTCTCTTGCCTTGATTCGTTTTAACTCAAGCTCGGCTTCGCGCATTTCCCAGATTCGTTTTGCAAATATAACCAGCAGCATACCGCCGACATATATCAGCAGCACCGCGATTATGCATTCGCACAGCAAATCCTTGTCAGTCTCCGAGCTAATAAGCAGTCTCATAAAATCAGCCATTTTTATCTCCTTATATGCACTTCGTTCGGACTTGTGACCGTACAGCCTTAGCTGTGTGCATTACCCCGCCGAAGCGGGTCACTCTGCATTAAAAGCATTTTTTGATTATTTCCATTGTTTTTCCGGCGTCCTCAAAGTAGTGGTTCATAGCAACTCTCACCACCGCGTGTGGTTCGTCCTCGAGGCTTTTTACAGCCTCAACGAGCAGGTTGTACATGTTAATGTATACTCGCCTATCATCTTCGACCGCAGGCTCTATTTTGTCCCATTCCGCTGCTTCCTTGCCGTACTCTCTTTCGAGTATTGCAAGTTTCGTTGCTTTCCAGCTTCTTTTTGCTTCTGTCTTCCAACTTCTATTCATCTTCGTTCTCCTTAGTCCTCGTATTCTGTGATTACGTCGTCGCTTGTCCATTCGCCGTCGCCGTTTGTCCACATTCCTTCATTGTTCAGTGTAAGTCCGGCGCATTCAAGCAGCTCGTCGTTGCTCATGCTGTGGTTAGTGTAAACCTTACCAATCACATAGCTTGTTTCCTGTGCGTCTTTGATAACTATTGTGCGTTCCATTTTCTATTCCCCTCTTGATTTTTCTTTTTATATTTGTTATAATGTAACCGTGGTTACTTGCTTGAGTATATTATACTCTAAAACGAATTAGATGTCAATAGAATTTCTAAATTTATTTAGGTTCTACCTCTTGCACAAAATTAGATTCTAATTTTTGTTAGCTTTAACAATAAGGAGGTTTATATGTTTTGGGACAATTATTTGAAATTATGCACCGAGAAAAAAAGCTCTCCTAATAAAGTTGCCGCTGAGCTTGGTTTTTCTAACGCCACTTGCACTCAGTGGAAGAAAAAAGGCTCTACTCCTGGCGGTGCTAATTTAAAGAAATTAGCTGATTACTTTGGTGTTTCCACCGATTTTCTCATTGCCAATAACGAAATATCGCAAATTGACCCTGATGCAGAAGCTCCCGCACCAACAAGAATTAATGAAAATGAACTGAGTTTAGAAGAAAAAACGATTGTGAATCATATGGTGAAAGTGATGCGCGAAGTTAACGAAGAACAGCGTCAAATACTTACAAATGTACTGTTGCTTCCGCCCGACAAACTCACTCACATCATGCAAGGAATAAATCTTATACGCAACGCATAAAAGTACCGTCAAGCCGAAAACTTGCACATGTCGAAAATTGTACCAAAATTCCCCATACAAATTTTGCCATATCTGTTGCTTTTTGCTTTTTACTATGATATAATGTAAGCGTGGTTACACGATGCGCAGTTTTTTCTCCGCTGCCGATTGTCCCAACAGCGGAGTGAACGCAGCGGTGAGCAGCTACGTGATATAAGGCTGTGCACCTTGTAACTTAACTATACAACGGCTAAAGGAGAGCCGCAATACCCGAACAAGGCTAATCCGCAGCCGAATACGACTATTTAAGCAGCATGATACGGCGATTCGAACGCCGCACACGCAAAAAGGAGTGTGTAATGGGAACTACGGACTTATCAAGCGAAAATTTGGTGCAAAAACTTGTAGAACGCAAAGAAGAACTCGGATATACGAATGCGGTGATTGCCGAAATATCGGGTGTGCCGGAATCAACCGTTACTAAGGTTTTCAACGGCACAAACCGCTCCCCGACATATGATACTATTTCACCGATTTCTCACGCTCTCGGCGTGTCGTTAGATACAATAACAGTTATCGAGGAGACTGCCGAAAAATCCGATAGCACAAAACAAGCAGAAGCCAAGCCGCATGATGACCGTTTTGTGAATTACGTCATTTTCTCAACCGAAGCAAGGATAAAGAATAAAGAAAAATGGCTCAACCGATTATCGATAGCGGTCGCGGCATTGATGGTTCTGTTAATTTTATGGCTGATATGGGACTATACCCATCTTGACAGAGGGTTTATAAGATACTCGGCTCAAGCTCAAATTGTACCCAACAACGACAGCGTGTCGTTATACACATACACACAACAGGGAGGACTATAAAAAATGAAAAAAGCAATAGTAGCAATAATCGCTCTCGTTCTATGCGGATGCGCGTTAACAGCGTGCTCTGGCAAAGGCGAAGAAAAAGGTACTGTTCCCGATTTGTCGGGCAGTTGGATTGAAACAAACACGGATTCCGATGCGAAAATGTCTGCCGAAATTACCTCCGACACGATAGAGGTATACTGGTCAGCAGACGAGACACGCGCCCTCTACTGGTCGGGTACATACGTCGCGCCGACCGAAGCCGGAACATATACGTGGAGCAGTGTCAACGACCACGATAAAACAGATTCAGCACTTCTCGCGTCCGGCGACGACACGAAAGACTTCACTTACAATTCGGACGGCGAAATTACGTTTGACGTAACCGCCATGGGAGTAACTAAGACAGTGCACCTCGCAAAAGAATAAAAAGAGCCGGAGCAAAATCCGGCTTTTTGAAATAGGAGATAAAATGAAATGGCAAAGGCAAAAAAGCTCCCCTCCGGCAATTGGCGCGTCCTGCTATACGTGGGAGTGGATGAAAACGGAAAACGACAGTACGAATCTATCACCGCCCCGACGGAATCAGAAGCGAATATGTTAGCCGCTCGGCGGAAGTATGAACTGGAGCGCGGCATATCCCACGACCGAACACCGGAAGAAATGACAGTGGAAGAAGCGATTGAAAAGTATATATCAGACCGCGACGAAATAATGTCTCCCAAGACCGTGCGCGAATCTCGCGGATACCTGCGCAATCATTTAAAAACGATAAAAAAGATAAAAATAAAAAAACTGACCGAAAGTCAAATCCAGTCAGAAATAAACAGGGAAGCGCGGACCCTTGCGCCGAAAACCATAGCGAACATATACGGCTTGTTTTACGCAGCAATACGCGCGGCAGTGCCGGAGATACACTACAACATCAAGCTTCCCCAGCGGCAAAAAAAAGAAATGCACATCCCGACAAACAGCGAGCTGCAAATCCTATTAAAAGCCGTAGAGGGAAAACCACTCGAAATTCCAGTTTTGCTTGCCTCCACCTGCGGAATGCGACGCGGCGAAATATGCGCTCTTGACTTGGACAAAGATATCGACTATAACAAGTGCAAAATCAAAATAACAAAAGCGGTATCGCAAAACGAAAATAACGAGTGGGTGACAAAGCAGCCGAAAACCACCAGCAGCACGCGAGAAATAGATTGTCCCGAATGGGTAATAGAGAAATTAAAAGCGGCGCGGGACAGCGGATATAAAATAAAAAATCCCGCCCGAATATCGAATACTTTCGCCACGCTATGCGACCGCCTTCATCTTGATATACGCTTCCATGACCTCCGCCACTATTACGCGAGTTTGATGTTGTCACTCGGTGTGCCGGATAAATATGCAATGCAGCGCATGGGACACGCCACTCCCAATATGCTCAAAAATGTATACCAGCACTTGATGGATGATAAAAACGAAGAAGTTACGGAACAAATAAACCGCTATTTTGAGACAATGCAACACGAAATGCAACACGAAAATGCAGGAGAGGAAGAAAAAAAGAGAAAATAATATGAATCCAAAAGAATCAAAGAGCATTTATAAAACCTCGTGCAGGTTCGACCCCTGTTACCTGCAATGAAAGGAAATAACGCATATACACGATATATGCGTTATTTTTTGTATATTTATGCCTTGACGGTGCATAATCGGCATTTACACCGCATTAATTTACACGGATTTGATAATATCTACCTCAAATTTGTGGCTCAAAGCACACCCATGTGGAGCAAATGCAACACGCAAATGCAACACGCTATAATCGGTCTATCTTCCGCATTACTCCGTCGTACAAGCGCGGATTTGTGATTTCGAGCGTATTCATCAGCTCGTCAATCACGCTCCACACACTTTCCGATTTTTTGCCGTAGACAAGCTGCAGAAATTCGCTTTCTCCGTAGCTTTCTATCTCGTCCGCAGGAGCGCGGAAAGATTGACGCAGCTCCGGCATGGTATCGGAATAAAGCTGATTCTTTATCGTATAAAGCGCGGCAAGCCGGATACAGTCGTCGTAAGTATGGCGGTCGGAGCTTTCGCAATCCCGTATAGCTTCGTCAAGCTCTTCGAGCGTTATCATCGCATATCTTTGAGGACTTCAATGCAACGACGGATTGCTTCACGTTCCTTATCCGACGCATTATCAAGCATGACTTCGAGCTGTTCAACAATCTCGTGTTTGCCGTCGTCGTAAGAGTAACGCCCCCTGCTGTCTCTGCGCTGTCTTCTGCCGCTCATGCCGCCATCACGATAAGTATCTCCGCCCATCATGTATTTGCCGCGAACTTCATAGTCGCCCGCCTGAGAGTATCCGCCGTCCTCTTCGAGTATCATAATTTTGTCGATATTCTTAATAGTATCGGTCAGCTTCTGCAAGGTTTCGAGGTCTCCGGCGTTCATTTCCTTTTTCGCAGCGATTTCGTCAAGTTCTTCGCAAAGCAGCTCTTTGAGTTCGTGTAATGCTTTTTTCATTTTCGTTCTCCTTTCTTACGCTATTCTTTCGATAATCAGATTGCCGTTTTGCACGTTAACCGTTGCTTCGGTGAGGTTCTTTACAGCAAGCGTCAAGCAGCAGCCGCGCGGCACGTCTACAATATCGTCGATATAGATATTACCGTATTCGGCAGCCGCCGCAGGCGTTGTTATTGCCAAAGCACTGCGCGATGCTTCGCCGTTAAGCGAGAGCGCAATTGTAATAGCCTGTGCTGTGCCACCTGTCGGGATTGCGACGTTACCACCAAAAGACACGCGGTATCGAGCAAAGCACTGATTTGTAATGCCGCGCAAAGTCACCTGCCCCGAGCCGGTATTGTGCAGCACGTTTCCGCGATTGCAACAAATCGCGTCGGTTAAAATTACGTTCTGGTTCTCGGCGACCTCCTGCACGGCAATAGCTGTGTATTTAGGCATTTGATTCACCATCCTTTTTTATGAGAGATGTATCGACACAGTGAAAAAAAGGCGAATAATAGCGGCACATTCCGAGCAAAGAGAGCAGCTCTGAAATTTCCGCTATTTCCATTTCCTCTATTTTCATCGCGCCGATTTTGTCAATAACTTTGTTGAGTATGCTTTCGAATTTTGCGTTTCTTTCTAGTTTTTCTTTTTCGGTCATGATTTTTTCACTTTCTTTTTTAAAAATTAAAGCGGCGGAACTATTGCCCCGCCGCGCGTTTTTGAATACAATATCGGGAAAAAAAATCCCGAACATCCGGCAAGGAAGATGTATCACAGATTAATTTAATTAGTAACTACCGCAGCCGTTGCAGCAACCATAGCTGCCGAGCTGTACCTGTCCGCAACAGTTAGTGGGGAAGGTGATGGGCTGGGGTGACTGCACGATGTACGCCGGAACAGGACATTCGTTGCCCGTTCTGCGTATAATCTCCGCAGCATTCGCTTCCATCGTTGCGCGGATAAACGCGTTCTGATTGGACTGGGAAGCCGCGAGACGAAGTGCCTGATTCTCCTGCTGGAGAGTTGCAATCTTGTCTTGACAGAGGTAATCAAGGATTGCACGGCTGTTCTGGTTCTGGTTGTCGATGATGTCACGAGTGCTATTGTTGATAGCATTGGTAATACCGCAGGTCTGCTGAGCCATGTTGTAGTTAATGCCATCAATACCACGCAGCATATTGCAGCAGCATTCCGCAATCTGATGCGCGAGGTCTGCCTGCCCCCTCTCAACGCCATTAAAGCCCTGCATCATGCCCATGTTCGCCTGGTTAAAGCCCTGCTGCGTCTGATAACCGAGACTACAGATAGCATTATCGGTACCGTGGAAGCCATTGAGCAATGCCGAATTCATATTGTAAAATCCGTCGCAAAGTCCGTTGTTCACACCGTCAATCTTACGCTCGATGTTTGCAAAGTCGGATGTCAGCACATAACCGTCAACCGCCGCGCCAGCACTTCTACCGCCGCCGAAACCGCCGCCCCAGCCTCCGTTACCGAAGCCGAACATACCGAAGATAAGGAACAGAATAATCCACGCTGTCCAATCCCCGCCCCAGCCGAAACCATCACCATTTCTGCCGCAATTGTTGTTAGTGACAGCTGCGATATCCGCAGGTGTCATTTCACTTGCCGAAATTGACATAGTTCTTTTTGCCCTTTCTGAAAAATAATATTTTCACCCCGTTTCCGAGAATGAATCATAAGTTAAATTTGCCGCGCAGCCCCTCAAACATAGAGCCAAGCTGCCGTGCGCGGTCTTGCGCAACATTTAGTTGCGCCTGCGAGATTTGCCCCGACTGCACCATCTGATTAATAATTGCGGTCGGATTTTGCCCTTTAAATTGGTTCATAAATCTTCCAAATACCGTTTCGAGTTGGTTCGGAGCGGTTTTCTGCATTTCGTTATACAGCGGATTCGGCATTGTTGTCCCCTCTCTGCGCATTCTGCGCCATAATTCCGTTGAGTTTTGCCGTTAATTCATTCACCACCGCCGCGAGCTTGTTGTACTCGTCGACAGTGACATATTGCACGTTTTGCGCGGCATTCGGCTGCATTACAGGCGGCGCGGACGCGCTTCTTTCTTTCCAGTCGATAATCCTCATTGACGGCATTCCGTTAGCGTCAGCCGATTTGATGTAGATAATCGGATTTTCGCTGTCCCATAGCACCGCCGTGTTTCCCGGCGCGACTATATGCGCCTTTGCTCCCGCTTCTCCCTGCACCCATATCATAGGTGGAGCTTCCTGCGGCATTGACTGCATCTGCCCCATTTGCGGCATTTGCGGAGCTTGCGCAAACGCGCCCTGCTGCATGGGAGCCTGATTATATCCTCCGCGTAGCTGCGTCAGCTGGTCAGGCATTGGCATAGTATATTGCGGATAACCGTACTGCGGTACGCCATAATAAGCCATATTTACCTCTCCTTCTTCCAGTAGTAGTGAGGGATTTCGCCGCCGGAATCCCATGTGTCATAATACCTGCCGCCCTCGGCATAGACTACGTGTCCGGCGATTGATAAAAGATATTCGCCCTCTGGCATATCCTCGCAAAATTCCCGCACCGTATAATCAGCCGGAGCGGTGTTCGGTATCGTGTAACGGCAACACCCATTCTGCCGCAGATACGACCCCCACACGGAATCTGCCGACGGCATATCACGCATGATAAAGCCAGTAAGCGCGATTCCGAGGTACGTTTCTTCCCACGATTTGCCGAGAAAAGCCGATATCGCGCGAATAGTGCAATCGCCCACTCGATTTCCTGCGGGATTTGCGTTGTACGATACAAATTCAGCCATTTTTGCCCCTCCGTTATGCCTAAATTGTACAAAAAAATAAGCCTTTTCTCAATGAAGTGAAAAGGCTTATTTAGTGCTATTTTGGTGCAATTATTGTGTAAGCATATCAGCTGCCAACAAGTTTAGTATATATATTGCGGGATTGCTATAACCGCTCCGCCATTTTTCAACGGTTTTAACAGGTACATTGTATGTTTTGGCAACATACCTATTTGTCGCTCCACACAATTGAGCTAAGTTTCTATATGTTTGTTCGTGCGCGTATGCGTATATATTGTTCAGCGTTTTGTCAATGTCATAATCTGCATCCTCGTATATATTCGGTTTGACTATTGATTTAGCTTTGGAGCAATATTCATTATAATCAGCAGCGTTTACAGCCGCCGAAAGCAATTGAGAGAAAATATTATACGGCATTTTGTTTCCCCCCTTCCTTTCCCACGTGCCATATACTTTTGCTTTAACATTATTCGGTGGGAGTTTGAGCTTTTCCCCTATCACATACGGCGTTTTCGAATATGGCAAATATCCGTTTAATGATTTTTCCTTTATTTCCAAGATTTCAGCAATTTGTTTTGTAGTAAATCCTTTTTCGAGATATTCTGATACTTTGTCCGACTTTGGCGTTGGTATAATGCCGTTCGATATCAGGACTTTTCGGACAACCGCTGTGTTTAATTCAGTAATTTCCGCTGTTTTAGCGATAGACCCCACGTTTTCAAAAGTTGATATAATTCTTTCTTCGAGCGTCATTCCTCAATCCCACATATGCGCGTTGCAATAATCCGCCCATTCGTTTTCCATGTCAGCAATTATCGACTTATAATCCCCTCCGTCGATAATTCGCTCTAATGCCTTATGTCCAGCTGAGCTTTTCTTTGCGTTTGCTGCCAAACTATAATCTTCTGCTTTGAGATATGCGGCGGCACGAGGATATTTCTCTTTGAGTTCAGCAATATCGCTTATCGGCCGTTTTGGAGCACGTAAACCATCGTTGCACTCGTCATCCATCATGCGCTCAAAATCCTTTTGATATTCCCGGTGTTCAGCTATTGCACGTTCAAGTTCGCTTAATCCTTCTATTGCTTCGATTTTTGCTTCACGTTCAGCAGTTGCCTTTTTGATTGCTTCCTTTTCGGCTTTGAGCAAAACTATGATTTCTTCTTTCGCCGCCATAACCGCATCATAAGCTCCGTCTTTCTTTACTTTTGGCATTTGCCGAGTAGCAATATTTTCGTCACCCACGAGATATATTTTATATTTTTCAATCAATTCTTTTGCCGTCATGGCTTTCTCCTTTGCTTTTTGTCTTGCTTTTTTCATCCTGCCGTGATATAATAAGAGTACGGAGCGGCGGCAGGTTTACCGCTCCACTCTTATCTTGCCTGTTTCGGTTATTTGGACGTATGCGGAACAGGCTTTTCTTTTTTGTTGGGTACTTTTGCTTCGCGTACTATTTTTGCGGCTTCTTCAAGGGTGATTGCTTTTGCTTCTATTAGCTTTGCTATTAATTCGAGATATCCGTTCAGTTGCGCATTAGTCATGCCTTTTATTTTCTCCATGTTCTACCTGCCTTTCTGTACCTCCTTGGTACATCTATATTATACACCCATGGTGGGTATTTTGCAATAGCTTTTGCAATATTTTTGATATATAAATACACAAATTTGTGCGCCGTGGTTTGTATATCTTGGCAAATAAAACAAAAACGACGGTAAAGCCGAACGCCGCTTGATACGTCCTGCCTTATCGCCGTTTTGCGGGTAAATGAAGTCCCGAGTTTCATCTTCCCTGTGTGCATGGGGTTGTATTTAAAGTCATGGTTATTGTATCACTCACCATCCGCGTTGTCAATAGAAAAAGAGCGATTATTCGCTCTTTTCTTTATAAATTTGTTTTGTCCCGCGAGAAACAATATTTTTTGTTTGCCGCACGGACAAGTCAAATTCTTCTGCGAGCGGCTCAAAGCAGATGCCGTCAATAAGCCTTCGCTTCAAAAGCCGCCTGTTTCGCTCATGGTGGATTTTCTCATCAATCAAAGCCGCAATAACGGAATTGTCGGGCATAACGCCGCACCCCTTTAATCCGCGCTATAGCTCACTTCACGCGGTTTCGGTCGCACAGCCTTTGAAAGGTTATTCCTGAGGTTCTTCCGTGTCAGTGCCGTTTGTTTTTTCTTCCGGCTTTTTGTTCGCCTTATCAATAGACGATTCGCCAAAAATATAAGCGATTACGGACACCGCCGATGTCACAATTCCGGCAATCTGCGCCCATTCGTTTTCATCCAGACCGAACGCCGCCGCCAGTCCGACCACGATTCCGCAGACCGCAGTCCATAGCTTTCGAGAGCTAAGTTTCTTTTTTAACTCGTTCATTAAAAACACCTCCGTAAATGGTTGATTTAGTTTGCTCGCCGTGATATAATCATTTTGTCATAAGACATCATTTTATTATCTCCTTTTACCGTTAATCGACCGAGAGAAGAGCTGCCATAAAGGCGGCTTTTTCTCTTTTTTTTATTGCAATTCGATATCCGAGCCGCTTGTGTCCTCGCCGTAGTATCGCCCGCTCCGCACCTCTTCACGCTTGAGGAAAAGGTTGGGGATTATGTATGACGGCAGACCACACGAGAGAGGAACTGCGAGATATACATATAAGCCGTCCATTGACGCGGTATCCGGTGCAATGGCAAGCCGGACGAACTCATAAACAATACCGATAACAGCCCCTGCCACCCACACTACCATGACCGCCGTGAGGATTTGCTTTGTATACTGCTTCAAGCCGGCGAACGTGTTTTTTATCTTTTTACCCATTTTTGATAATATTATTGATATTTCGGTTTCCGGCAGTCGCAGAGATATTTTTGTTGCGGATAACCCAAGAGCCGCCGCCGTCGAGAGAAATTATGTCGCTAAAGCCTTCGCCCTTGATTTTTCTCCAAAACTCCATGCCGTATATGTAGTTATAACGGTAAGTCCTGCCGTATATTCGCCAAATCTCGCCGTCGCGGATACCGAGCCAGCTTCGCCAGCCCGCCGCCATGCATGAGCCGTCCCATCCCTGCGGCTCGACGTAGTTGTAATAATCAACATCGTCATAATTTCGCACCGTGGGAACTCCGGAAATTGCATATCGAGCGTTCGCCGGAGCTGTCGCCACATCATCTATATAAGGCTTGCCGACAGCCGGAACGATAAGCGTCGACACCTTTTTTCCGTGAAACTGCGGAGAATTGTTGTCGTTGCAGCCAATGCGCAGCTTGCCGCCTGAGCAAAATTTTGAAATATGCGGTCGCGCCGGAGAGGGAATATCCTCGAGCCTGCAATCACACACGAGGTTCGCCACGGGAAGAGTGAAATTACCGTCGGTTGAAGAGTACGGCGCCCAGAAGCCTCCCGTTGAAGCCCTATCGGGAATACTGCGCTTTGCCTTATCCCAGTAAGCAATTGCAAATTTGGAAAGTCGCTCAATAGTAAAGCCGTTCACGGTGTATTTATCAGCTTTTTTAGCCGAAGCGTAGTATTCGCCGACTGCGTTCGGTATGCCGAGGAATGGAGCAGGATTGACAGACACGCCGCCTTTGCGCACCTCAAAATGGCAGTGCGAGCCGAAGGAGTAGCCCGTGTTACCCTCAACACCGAGGATATCACCGACTTCGATGCGCTGTCCGACTTTTGCAACACGTTTAGACATATGGCAATAGTAATACAGATTTCCGTCGTCACCGTCTACCCGCACATAATTGCCCCACTGCCACGTTAAGGTGGTGTCAGTCGCTTTGTCAAGCATTGTGGAGCGTCCGACCGTACCCGCCACAACAGCACGGATATTTTTATCTTCAATCCCGACAACGTCAATGCCTTTGTGGTTGTTTCTCTCGCCGTTGAGCGTTCGCCAGCCAAACGGCGAGGTTACTTTAAATTTGCCTGTGTATATCATCTTATTAATCCCTCGTATAACCGATTATTTGCCATAAATAATATTGCTCTGTATTGTATTTGCGATATATATTAGTTGATTTAACTTGTATTTCGTAATATGTTCCTTTATCTGTCAGCGACCCAAACTCTGCCCCCGGAGTAAAAGAAGAAACCAATGACGGGGACTGTGAATAGTCAGCTTCGTCTCTCGCAGCGCTTGCTGAGCCGCTATATCGCGAGTATAAGCAACTTCCGGCATATCTCCCCAAAGCTGTTTTGCTTTTAATGTAAAAAAGTTGTTCTTTAATTTGATTTTCTGCATTTGTATTGCCTTGTAATAAAACTCTCAATAATAATACATCGTCTATCGAGTTTATTCGTATTCCATTAAATGTTGATTTTGGAATTTTGACGTATAAAGTAGTTCCGTCCGCTGATTGTGATTTCTGGTCGTTAATCGAACTTCCATTTAAATTACTGGCGGTAAAATCTAATGCATTAACTATTACTTTACTCAATCCGTCATAGCCAGTATTCGCAACAACTTCTTGCTGCATTGTCCATACATCTACAGTCTTTTCCTGCAATTTCGGCTTGCTTTTTCCGGGGAAAGCGCTGATAATAGCCATATACTCACCTCATTTCGTCAGTAAAATTTCGATTGGCAGTGATACCGTCGGCTTGTCTCCGATTCCGGCAATAACCACCGTGCCGTTGCCTTGTGCCTGAATAAATAGCCCTGCAGCAGCAGCCGCTTCACGCTGCGTTTTTGTCGCGCTTGCCGCCAGTCCGATAACACCGTTAGAATTTGCGGTAATCCCCGCAATAACAACCGTTTGATAAAACGAACAAACGGAAGTTGACGGAGTAGTTGAAGCTGTCGCCGTAGTCCAAGACGTGCCGAGGACAGCAGATTTAATCTCCAAGTACGTGCCGCCGCGAGTAACACCGTCAGCCATAATTCCGCAGTACGTTCCGTTAGCTCTCGTGTCGGTGACATTGCCGCTTGCAAGAGCTGTCAAGCCTGCTGGGACTGAGATAATGTATAAGCCGAGTTCGTATAGCGTCGCGGTCTTAGACAGCGCAGGAACTGTCGGAGAAGATGCAGGAGTGCCTTTCTTAACATAGATTGTCGTCTTGTTGTCGTCAGCGGAAAATCCGAGTACAACAAAGTCAAGCCGGTTAAGCGTGCTGTCCGGCGCGTCGAAAGTAAGCTCCGCCGCCTCCGTCATAGCAACAGCCTTACCACGAAAATCGTCGTTTTTAATCCACGCCATCCCTGGCGAAACAGACACCGTTCTCGCCGCCGTGATAGATAAGTCGAAATTGTCCGTATTTGCATATACACCGCTCGTGCGAGTACAGTTGTATATTTCCGCGTCCGCTGCCGTATATTCAATATTGTTAAGCGGATAAGTGATAATAGCCATTTGTTATAACCCCCTTAATATAGGATTTCCGAGAGTAAGCTGCGTCGTGATTTGGTTATTCTCGTAAGTATTCGTATATTCCGCTACCCGCACAGAGAGGACGGAATTATAGTCCGGCAGGACACAAGTAATAATATCGCCGAGCGAAAACGACTTGCCGAAATCCTGCGCCGAGATATCAAAAGATATTTCCTGCACCTTTGCGCATTCGTTCAGCTTTTCGTTTCCTCGTGCCATAAGCAGCGTTTTATATTCATCCAGCGTCTGTCCATCCTCCTGCTGCAAGTCACGAGCATCAATAAACAGCTCACGCCGCGCAAAATCGGTTGACGACGTATCACCAGTCGTTACAAATACACGGTTAGTTCCTTCGCCGCCGCCGCCGACATACGCCACGTTTTTATAAGTCGTCTCTGATATGAGCCGCTCGAGATTATATAAGTTTCCGTATTGTTCAGCAAATTTTATTCCGTTTCGCTCCGCGCCCTCGTAAACGTCATACAACAGCTTGTGAGCGGCTTTGTCGTGGATGAGACGAAAACCCATGCCGCCAGCTTCACACCACACACGCGACAGCTCGTAAAGCGTGGGATAGGTTCTCTGTGACGTTGTTGTTTTTGTTATACCTCTAAGCGGCGCAAGTCCTATAATTGAGTATGGACGCGACGCAGCAACAGCCGCCCTTAGCGCGGTTTCGATATTTCCCTTACACTTCGCACTGCCCGCATAAACGCGCCCATCAAGCAGACATTTTGCTTCGCAGCCATATGCCCATAATTCGCCGTCCTTGTCCTCGGTTGACTGGATATACATAAGCGTGTCAGATGCGGGAATACCGATAAAATTACCACAGGAGATTATTTTTGCAGCATCTTTTGTTTTTGGCATCACAAATTGCAAGCTTCCGCTGCCCGTGTAGCTCTCGCCCCATATAAGAGAGGTAAAAGCCGTGATAATGCCTATTTTGCTGAGAGCCGAGTTATATAGACTACACTCCATCAGCCAGCACCCCCACATAAGATTCATTAAACGTGATTGACACCTTCGCCGAGGACGCGCCGGAATCCGCCGTAAACAAAAGCACGTTATCGCCAGCCGCGAGGGAATACAAATCGGAAGTATCGTCGAGCATATCGAAAGCATCCGTAGTTCCGTCAATCTTGATGTAGAGTTGTCCGTTTTCACGATACATTACAATCCGCTTTCCCGCGTCGAGCGTGCCAATAAATTTAATAGCCTTTTGAGTATTAACGTCCGTGACGGCAAAGTTAGTAAGGGCAGCTTCTCCCGCCGTTATAGTCAATGTAAACGAGGCTGCGCAGTCTCCGGCATTGTAAGCATTAAACTGCGTCTCAATAGTGGTCGAGCCGAAACGGTGCGGCGTTGCGTAGTTAATAGGGAACATAAACTCAGCCGTCAAACCGCCGAGTTCGTAACGCGATTGATTAGCCTTTTGCCAATACGGATAAGGCGCATAAAGCGCGAGAAGAAATGTGGAGTGCCGTTCTTGCGATATTTGCGGAGAATCACGAACAACAACTTCTATATAATACTTGTCTTCCCAGTACAGCCGCCCAGACGAAAGCGGCTGAAATATACGCAGCATAGCACGTTTAGCGGATGTGTTCTGCATGGGGATTCTGCCGTTTATTGTTAAGAGCTGCCCGCCGAGAGACATTCCCGTTACGGTTTCGCCGATTTGCTCAAAGCCTTGCGCAGTTTGCACGTCAACCGTTCTTCCCGTCGCGCCCTTAACGGTGTTGATTATATAACCGTGGTCAAAATCAAGTACGATTTCCTCACCGCCGTTTGCAGTATATCTAAGTTTATACACCGAATAACACCGCCCTTGTCTGCTGATATCTTGCTTCGTTAAATACTTCCGACGGTGTCATTTTTGACGCATAAATATTCTGCACCACATTGACACCGCGCTGCTTTGCGCTTGTTCCTTTTCCGTTTCCGCTTACTTCGATTTCGCCGTCAAAGACCATATCGCTTTCGATTTCGTCCTTGATTTTCTCAAAGCTGTCCGCCCATCCAACACCGACACCGAGAGCCATATTCTCACCGATTCCGGCAAATACTTTTGACGGTGAGTGTATGCCGAGCCAGTCCTTTACGTCTCCAACGAGATTATCCCATGCGTCGGAAAACCATCTTGTAAGAGTTTTCCATGCGTTTTTCAATCCGTCTAACAGTCCGTCGACTATATTTTTGCCGACATCAAGCCAGTCCGTTGTAAATATGGTATCAATCAAAGATGCTACTAAGTCAACTACAGCTGCTACCAGTTGAGGGATTGCAGATATAATTCCTCCCGCCAACTCCACTACCAATTGCACGGCAGTTTCAATTATTTTTGCAAGATTTCCGGGAGTTGTTATATATTTTATTAAGTTGTTGATGATTTCGACTGCTGCGTCAAGCAGTTGTGGTATAGCGTCAATTATTCCCTCGGCAAGAGTTATTACGACTTTCAATGCCGTTTCGATTAATTTAAACAGCATTGACGGTTCTGTTAGCATTTTTGCAAGCGTGATTATAATTTGCGTTGCCGCTTCGAGTAGCTTCGGGAGATTGTCGACTATACCGTTGACTATAGCCATGACGGCGGCAAGCGCAGAGGGAATAAGCTGCGGAAGTGCGTTTGTAATTCCTTCAACAAGTGACATTACTATTTGTATCGCCGCCGTGATTATCGCAGGGAGATTATCCATCAACGCGCCGACTATTGTCATAACCGCGTCAACCGCAGCCGGAATAAGCTCGGGAATGAGCGAGACAAACATATTTAACGCCTCGGTAAATAGCGTTGCTACAGTATCAAGCAGTGTGGGGAGTAAGTCACCAACAGCGTCAATGAGGTTCGTCATGACTTTAGGCAACGTTTGTATGATGTTCTCGATAACCGGAGTAACATTGTCAACGACAATCATAAACGAGTTAACGACGTTATCGCAAAGCGTTGCTATATCCGCATCGGCATTACCAAAGCCCACGATTAAATTATCAAAAGACGCTTGCAGCATTCCGATTGAGCCGCTTATTGTGGTTTCGGCTTCAAGCGAAGTCGTGCCGAGTATTCCGAGAGAATCTTGTACAACGTGTATCGCTTGCACGATATTTCCAAACGACAAGCTGTTTGCGTCGACTGTAACGCCTAACCTTTCCTGTGCTTCAACGTTTGCGGCGGCGTCTTGTACAAGACGTTCCATTTCTTCTTTTGTGCCGCCATAGCCGAGCTTAAGGTTATCCAGCATTGTATAGTTTTGCTTTGCAAAGCCTTGATATGCATTTTGTATGGATTCTATGTTCGTGCCCATTTTATTGGCATTATCGGACATATCCACCATAGCCATGTTTGCATACTTTGCGGCTTTTTCGGTATCGCCGTCGAGAGACTGGATGAGGCTTGCGGAGAACGAGGTGACCGTCTCCATATACTTATTGGCAGATACACCAGCTGTCTTGTACGCTTGGTTTGCATAATCCTGTATGGTCTGGGAGCTTGATTTAAAAAGAGTATCAACACCACCGACAAGCTGCTCATAATCAGCATAGCCGTCTAACGCCGCTTTTCCCATCGCGGCAAGCCCCGTCGCAATTGCCGTCGTTGCTCCTGCCACCACTTTGGCGGCAGTGGAGGCAAAGGACGAAAATTTGTCCCCGGCATTGTTTAGAGCTTTTTCGTAATCCCCCGTGTCGAGAGATATTTTTGCAAAAAGGTCAAAAACGTCTATTACTGCTCATCTCCTTTCGATAGCTTGTTTTTGATGTTGGATATAATATCGTCAGCAGTTCGTTTGTCAGCAGGTTTCCTGTCGATTATATCAGTATAACGAGCCGACATTGTTTTGCCGCCACCAATATTAGCTATATTTTCAGCTATAATTTTCAAGCTGTCTGTAACGTATACTTTCATGAGCCGATTCTCGCAATCCTTGCGGTACTGCGCAAATCCGTGGTCTATAACATAAGAGCTGCCGAGAGAATCGAGCAGCTCAAAGTTAATGCTTTCGCAATATGTCAGGTACTTTTCTGCACTAGCTGCATGAGCGAGGTAAAAAAACCGATAATCTCAGGACAGTTGATTATTTCCGTGAATGCGTTGAGCAGCTCCGGCATTGTGTGATTGTCAAGGTCGCACGGCTCGATGAAGCACAGCAGCCCGAGCAGTTCAGCCGTTTCTTCGGGATGTTCATCAAGCATTGCGTCGAGCATTTCCGATAGATTTGTTTTAATCTGTTTTATGGTCGCGGTCTTTTTTTCTTCTTCCGATGCGCCCTCTGTAAACTGCGGCTTGTTCGCGCGTATTTCGAGTATTTTCGTATCATCAAGCCACTTTACAACCGACTTGCGGATTTTGTTAGTCTGCACGAGGAATTCTCGTGGATTGCAATTAGCGAGTGTTTTCATCAGGTTTCACCATCCATCGAGTAAAATTCCATCGGCATAACGTCCTGTGATGTCATTGATACGTGTCCAGTTAGGGTCACAGATACCTGTCCTTTGCCGTTCTTTGTGGTTTTGAGGGAAAGCCCGCCAGTAGAAAGCGCGTTCGCAAGCTTTACCGCGACAAGACCGCCGTCTGCTCTGTCACCTACCCACCAAATATTCGAAAAATCGGTCTGTTTAAGGTCGCGGCGAGGTTTAACAAGATTTGCATTGGTTGTGTCAATATCAGCACAGCCAAGCGCGAGTTTGATAGATGTGGGCGATACGCCGATGGAGGTAAACGCCATCGTGCAGTTCCATCCGTCAAGGTGTTTAAGTTCTTTCATATCGTTCGGACAGTTATCCACGTCCGACCCAAAATCCGAAAACGTAGGTGTGCAAGATACGGTAATACCACCAGTTGTAGCGCAGATAATATCCGCGTCTTCGGGAGCGGCGGCGGTTGCGGGAGTAAAGTTTTTTAGAAGCACACCCGCGTCGAGCTGCAACTCTTTAAAAGTTGATTCGGGGATTTTTGTAAATTTACCCATATATAACTCCTTTTTTAATACATTAAAATGCGTTAGTTAAGCGTTAAATATTCAGCAGATACGTTGATGTATCGACGTTTAACGCCGGAATCGGTCTCATCGGAGAGGGACTGACACCAAGGCGAACCGCGCTTTAGCCATATATAGCCGTCCTCGCACGGTATCACCTTGCCACCAATGCCAATAGCCGTAGAAAGCTCATTAGCCTTTGCATTCGGCACGGCTTCGCTCTCGGTGTAGTACCACAGATTGACCGTAATTGCTACCTCTTCCTGTTCCCACGCTCCAACAACATAATCATATGTCAGATAAGGCATAACAGCGTTATCCGGCACAGAGGTTGACGGATACGCGGGAATCGAAAAAGAAGAGAAAAATTGATGAAGCGCAGCACCCTTTGTCATGTCGTTAATGCCCATTCCTCCGCGCTTACCTGTGAAAATTGAAATGTAGCACGAGAGGGAGTAACCTTGTCGTCCCCATCAGACGTGACGCGGAATATTTTACCGTCGGAAATGCGTTTGAATACATCATGATAGCTCAAATTAAAGCCCCTCGGCAGCGTAACGGTGTAAAGCGAGGTGACACCCGCTTTTTCTCCGATTCGCGCCTGCATAGAGCTGTCAAAGGTAATAGCCGCGTCAAACTCGACAGATTCTTTCCACGTGGTAAGATATCCGCCCTCGCCGTCCGGCTTGCGTACCTTGTCGTATAGTACGCATTTTGTCATAGATTCGTCAAGCAAGTTCATGCCGTCACCTCATATATCCAACTTCACGCGGCTTTCGATATGGCGTAAGACGGTCAGCAAAAACTGACTGCCAAGACACCGCCGCGCCATTATCACCGCTTGCCTTGGTATACGAGTAACCGCCGAAAGATTCCGATGTGTACGGAGAGTTGATTATTTCAGAGTTTTTCGTCTGCCACGCTTCAATCTCATCTGCAAGATTGAGTATAGCCTGAGGTATCGCCAGACACCAAATCACGCCGTAAAATTCCTCGTCGACCAAATCAAAAGCCGGATACCGATGTAAGCCGTCGTTAAAAATGCTATCGCGGACGAAAAAATATTGTCCGTCTGCCAAAAAGGGCAGCGCAATGTTGCCGCCCTCCACGGCGTAATCACCCTCCCGCACGTCTGCGATAAAGTAATTGTTTAAATGCCGTAAAATCGCTTCAAGCATTCGCGTTGCCCTCCTGTTTTACGATTTATTTAATTAATTACGAACCTTCACCGCCGCCGGACTGAGATGCCGGAGTGACAGTAGCAACTGCAATGCCGTCGAGGTATTCCGCCCAGAGCTTCATGCCGTATATCGCATACATAATACCTGTAGCGCGGTCATAGTCGCCCTTTACGTGTGCGCCGATAAGAGGTGTATCGCCAACTACTGTATACTTAAGTCCGAGGTTGCCATAATCGGCATCCGACGGGTCCATATAGTAGAGGTCGATATTGTCTGTGGGGAGCGCAATAACCTTGTTAGCGGGGATATACTTCGCGGGGAGCAGAATAAGAGTGCGATATCCGAGGAAGTTCTCAACATAGTTAAGACCGAATGCTGCCTGAACAGTAATGTTTGCTTCGCTAAGATACTTGTACGCGTCAAGTATGTTTGCAAAGCCAACAACCTCGGTAACGTCCTTATCCATACCCGCAAACTTGTCAATAACCTTACCCTTTGCCATAGCAAGCGCACCCTGCCATGTGGTTTCGGTAAGTGTAAGCGAGCCAGTCGCGAGGAAGGTGTAAAATTCGCCAAGAATCTTAGACTGGAGAGCGTTGATAAACGCAGTATCAGTCTTTTCAACCGCCATTTCTGCGCCGTACTTATCTACGGCTTCAACAGATACTTCCTTCGCAAACTTTGAGATAACAATATCCGCATAAGATACGGGTTCAACCTTCATTTTTGTTCTCGGGATAAGGTCGCCCTCTGCTACGGTTGAGCCGCCAGCGACAGTTCCGTCAACGGAAGCCTTGTAAGATACAAGCTTAGTACCCGGAGCCTTGCGAATAGGACGCATAATGCCGAGAATTTTCATGAGCGCGTTCCAGTTGTCTTGGAAACGTGTCACGAAATCTACCTCACGCGCAGAAATAGTAAACTGCGACGCAGTGGTGAGACCAGTGTTTGCTGCCATAATTTATAATCCTTTCTTTATGATTATTCGTTGCTTTGATTTGCCATAAGTTCAGCAACTGCTTTTTGGCGTTCCTCGGTTGACATAATATAGCGACCGTGGTCGTCCTTTTTGTAGATATCAGCCATAGTTTTACCGCCGTTGTTTGATGGAGGATTTTGAGTATTTGCGCCCTGCTGCTGAGTGCTAACGATAAAATCCGCCCATTCGGTTTTTATGTTTTTCGTGAGTTCAGCAGCGTTTTTGATTTTGCCCTTATCGTCAAGTTCCATGCCGTCAATATCCGACACCTTCACTACTGCGTCAAGCCTTTTATCGCTTACGCCAGCCGCCTTTAGCAGTTCACGATACGCATTTTCTTTCGCCGAGCGAGTTTCTTTCTTGCCGACTTCGGCTTTGTAATCGTCATAACTCTTTTTGAGCGCGTCATAATCGGCTTTCCATTTTCCGGCGGTCGTCGCATTGTCCTCGGCGGTCTGCTTGTCGGCTTTAAGCGTTTCGATTTCGTCCAGCTTTGCCTTGTAGCGGTTTTTATCTACAAACTCATTTCCGACAGCTGTTGAGATAGCCTTAGTAAGCTGCGCGATAGCCGTAGACGGTATATTCCCGTCCTGCCCGATATACGTTTTTATAATTGATTCAAAATCTGCCATTTTTCATCCTTTCGCTGTTACGGGTGCTACCCTAAGATGATACTTTACATAATTACGATATCACGTTTTTAAAAGTAAATCAAGGATTTTAGCGACTAAAGTTAGCAACATTACAACCATTTTGCGACCAAAGCAAAAAGGGAACGGTCAAGCTCCATTTTTGTCAGTCATGCGCCTTTTGGTTGAGGTATTTGTCAAGTTTTTCCTTAGCCATCGTAACGTTGTGGTTCGCGCCAAGCTGGATAAGCCCGTCTAACGCCGCAGCAATGCCAAAGCACAAAAGAGTGTTTTCCTCTTTCATTTTTTGTATTTCCGCGTTTTGCTTGTTTTGCTTAAGATACCACCGATATATAGCAAATATGACACCGCCAATTGCAATTACAGCCGACAACACCGCCGCAGCCGTGATTATAGTATTCGCGCTAATAGTAATTTGCATTAGTTACTAACAACCTCCACATAAATTCCGACAAGCTCACTCAGTTTGTTGTACACAGGATTTCCCGTATCACGGTTGCAGATGTACGTCACGTTGTCCTCGATGTAGTACTTGCCGCTCACGAGAGCCATGTTGCCCTCATACGGTATTGCGTCATACTTCGTGCCGTCGTGTACTTCGTCAATCCTTTCGTACAGGCTTGCTGTGATATCGGGTGTCCACGTCTCCTGCGAGGTGTGCGCCTGTATGACCTTGTAGAGCTTGCCGAGATACTGCGCCTTGTAGCCGACGGTGTACGCCGTGTCTTTTGCCCACTCGGGATAAAATGCTGCCATTCGTACAGCCGTAGCGTCGTCGACGGACAGGGTGTTAATCTGCGCCGTGATGAGCATTGACATTACTTCGTTTTCGCTAATCGGACGGTGCTTTGCTTCTGCCGCCGCTCTTGCCGCCATTTCGTTGTACTGTGCTTCTTCTTCCGCCGTCATTTCGCGGATGATGCCGTTGATACATATTTTCATTTTTTTGCCATCCTTTATTATTGTCCTTCGATTTTTACTGTTGTCCCGCTAACTGGCGCGGTATCAAATGTGATTGTGATTTTAGTGGCGGGGTCGTCAGGCAAGTCTTGTGCCGTTACGCCTTGCTCTATTTTGCCTTGTATACTTCCCATATAAACTGTACTTTCGGCGGGAAGGAACATTGCAATCCGCGAGCTTCCGTTGCCCATAATCACCATCACATTTTTAGGCGAATAGACGCTCGCGTTTAAATTCAGCGTCGCAAAATTGTTTGTCGCCCCTGATGCATGACTGAGTTTGACTGTGGCGGTCTTTGCACCCATTGCAGTTGTCGTACCAGCAATTGTAACGAGGATTGTTGTTTCTCCCGTCAAGTCCCACTGCACAACAGTGGTTTCTCCATCCATGGATGCCTTACCTATCGTCGTCAATCTCCCGCCCCCGCTCGGCAAATCCGTCGCGTCAACCTCCAACGCCTTGCCTTTTAACGTGACAAGCTGCCCGTTGTGTGTTACTACTTTTGGCATTTATTTTCCCCCCCTTTATTTGCCGTATATTGTGATTTTGCCTGATACTGGCGCATATGTGGTGTTTGCCGTTGCCATTTTTATTGATGTAGCTTTGCCAACTCCAAACACAACATTATATGGGATATATGCGATTGATGGAGCGAGATTGGTTGCGGATGCAGCTACGTTCGGCTTGTGGCATTCCCAGACTATTCCATTAAATCTTGCTATTGCGTAGTTATAAGTTGTCTTGCCGCTCTTTGGCACATCCACAAAATTGGCACATACTTGTGCGCCATTTATGTATAGATTTTGCACCGAATCTGTGCTGGTGGCATTTTGCAGTCCGCTATTAATCACTAAAAATTCTGTGTAATTGTCTAATCCCGTGACTTCAAAAGTTGCGGTTGCCTCCGTCACTTCTGTTTCGAGGATTTTAGTCCACTCTTTTTCGCCACCCCCGCCACCACTCGGCAAATCGACCAACGTCGCCGCAATTCCGTCCGCCACAACTTTGTCCGCCACAGCAGTTTTGTCCGCGTCAGTGAGCGTGTATGTCGGCTTGTCCTGCGGAGCTACGATTCCATCTTCCCCAATGCCGAGGATTTTTCCAGCGTTGCCCGCGCCTTGATTTTTGTCGAGTTTTGTGCCGATTGCTTGAGCAATTTCTTGTAAATTTTCTTCATAATTTTCAGCCGGTACATAGTTATGGAGTATATCTGTCAAGGCGGTGTTTGTGACGTAGTCGCCTGTTTTGGTGACATCTGTTGTTTGTGAGGAAAGATTTAAACTTCCACTCCAAACAGCTCCCGCACCATCATATACGGTTATATCTACTCTACCATAGTTCATTCTCCCAAATATTACGAGCATAGGAGACGACATTCCGGTCGGCACAGTTTGGTCATAGTCAACAGGAGAGATTATGCCATACCCAACACCCATGTCGTATAAATTAATGATATTATCAGCTTTAAGGTCTAACCAATATCTGACTGTTGGAATAGGCGAAGCTCCAATGTTGCTTCGTGCTTGCTTTTTCTGCTCGTCCGTCAGCGTCTGCGCAACGTACTGCACCGCGTTAGCCGAGCCACCACCCCCCTCCGCGGACAGCACGCCGTTTTTATCCACCGCCAGCCCGCTGCCGAGCGTGGAGAACGGCTTGTTCTGCACCATCTCCCATGTGGGTCTTTCTAACGCATTCAGCTCGTCGAGTATTTTTTGATACACATCCGGCGTTGGTTCTTTTTCTTCGTCTCCGAGGTGCGCCGCGTCCATAACCTTTCCGAGGATTCCCCAGACCGTCGGCAGGACTATAGTTTCACCCGACACGCCAAACACGCCGACTGCTAAAATTTCCCCTGCGTCTGCGAGTGCTTCCCAAGGTATTGCTGTAGTGTTTGTGTTGAGTAAGACAGATATTGTCTTTTTTGATGTTTTAAACGTCGCTGTTTTGGCAAGTCCGTCCCACGCTTCATTAAATCTAAACTCAACCGTGTTAACATTTTGAGAGCCAGCTGTCAGCAGCTCCCGCGTCCGTACGTTAAGGTGGTTTTTGTTGACTTCGCAAATAATCAAGGCTATTCTCCTTTCATCGCTTTTTTTGCGATTCGGTTATATTGCTCGGCATGGTCTGTAACAGCCGGTTTAAGATAAGGTTGCGCCTTCTGCCGTTTAGTACCAAGCTCAACATGAGGACCGTAAGAGACATTAGTTCCGATATACACCGCTTTTTCATCCATACGCACAGTATGAGCGATACTATTAGCCAGTCTACCCGTTCGCTTCGGACACAGCTTGTAAGCATATCCTTCCGCCTTTATCCCGCACTTTTCAAGAGCCTTTTCAATCGCCTTGTCGAGATTGTCCTTTACCTCAGCGGCATGAGATATAAATTCAAACACCACTTTTTTTCACCGCCTTTTTCTTCGTAGTTTTCTTTTTAACCGTCGTTTCCTTTTCTGTGCCTTTTGCCGCCAACCTGTCTTTTTTCCATTGCTCCCACTCGGAATACGTCATATCAGGCAACACAACATTTTTACCCGTAACAGGGTCGCGGACACGGATTTTCGTATTTTCGTCGTCCGGCTCGTCTTCGAGGTCTCCCGTTATTTTGCAGCGGCAATTATATATTTCCTCGGGTCTGCCGTCGGGGTCTCCGGGATACCGGCAACCGTTAGAAAATTTTTTGTCGCAAGCAACAGTTTCGCCGTCAAGTACCGCATGGGAGTGCCGTGTTTTTCCGTCATATGTCGCATTCCATTTTTTTGCAAGCTTTATGCCCATCGCCTCCGCAGCTACAAGCCCATCAAGCCGCCCCGCGTTCTGTGCGCCAGTCGTGGCAGTACGCGCCGCGCGTATCGCACTGTTTTTATTCATTCCGCTTATCCGCGTCATCAAGTCCTGCGCAATCTCGTCAATCGGTCTGCCCTGCAATATTCCACTTGTAATAGACGAAGTGATTTGCTTTTTGCCGTACTCCAAATCAATGTCACGCTTTATAGCCTTTTCAGCCGGATAATTCGGCAGGAGCGACGGGTCTTCCATGATAAGCCGTTTTATAACGCGTTCATCATACAGAGTAAAATCGCAGTCCCCAACAGCCTGTTCAATTTTGTAAGCCGTCCAGTTGCGGTTTATTGAGTAAATGCCCGGCGTTTCGTCGTTGACGTAAGCAATGGCGATTTCGTTAGCGTGCGTCATTCGCTCCGCCAGCTTGTCACGCATAGCCTTGTATTGATTGCCCGTCATAAGTTGTTCAAGCCGCCACTGCTGATATTGCTTTTCGGTAATTTTTTCTTCTTCAAGCAATTTCCGCTTTTTTTCGTCCGCCTTTTCAAACCAAGCGAAGAACGCGTCAACCGATTTGTCGCGCGCTTCCATCGCTTCACGATAGACTTCTTCAATACGTTTTTCCAGACGTTTCAGGCGTTCTTCTGTCCACTCTTGCGCTTCGTCTCGATTACTCATCCTCGTTTACCTTTTCCGGCTCTGTAGCTTGCCGTGACGCGTTTTGAAGTGTGCCTTGCGCTATTCCGAGACGGTTCAAGTCTTCTGCATCACGCCGTTTAAGTATGCCGTCCACTTCCTCCGGCGTTATCCATGGCAGGTGGTTAAGTATAGCCTCGTCGTCAAGATAATTCGCTGCCAGCATAACCATTTGTGTTTCTTCCGTCATATTCGCGATTCGATTCCACTTGTACGCCGGTTCGTCCTCAATACCGATTAATTGCAGTATCTTGTATATCGTGTTCGAGATATGATACTCAAAATCCCCGCATTTGTCGTCTTGCGGCTGATATGCGGCGCGTATTTCCGTCGCTGTTTTTGCAGACGCAGAAAGTTCCGACACATTAAGCAGCATAGCGTCTTTGTATAGGTCTATCCGCAGTATCTCAAGCATAGTTGAGCGAGCTTCCACAGGCACATCGACAGTATGAGATTCAACTTCCGCGTCATCCGCACTAACCGAAGCAGCCTTTACCACGCGGAGACGGTCGAGAAATTTAACCATATCCTCATCATCAAAACCGCCCGAATTTTTTATAGTCCAGTAAATCCCCGCCGTGTCGTCTATGTCGTTTGCCAAGCCATTTTTGATATAGTCGTAACAGTCAATGGATTCGCGCAGCCCGTTCAGCTCGGATTCGTGCAAATCGTTCGCACAAAGTGGGACAATCGGAAACGACGGATAATTAGAATAAGCAACCTCGCAAATGAG